ATTATGGATAGAGGAATGCCAGGAGATGTTAAATCATCTGGTAAACTACATGATGTTGTAGTTAATAGAATGAATAAAAAAGGTCAGGTAAAAATTGAGAATGTACCACCTGAAGAATTTTTAATATCACGAAGTGCTAAAACAATTGAGGATGCACATTTTACAGCACACAGAAAATTTATTACAAGATCAGAACTTGTAGAGATGGGATTTGATCCTGAAATAGTTAGGAATTTACCTACTGATAATGATCAAAGATATAGTGAAGAACGAACTGCTCGATATGATGATTTAGATTATAACTCATTGAATGAGCATTCAACCGCAGAAAAAGCAAATGAAGAAATATTAATATATGAATGCTACATCAAACTTGATGAAGACGAAGATGGAATTGCAGAATTACGAAAGGTTACTGTAGCAGGTGATAGCTCATATAATATCTTAGACAATGTGCCTTATGACAGATGCCCATTCGTAAGCATAACACCTATTCTAGTACCACACAGGTTTTATGGTAGATCTGTTTCAGAGCTTGTTGAAGATGTACAATTAATTAAAAGTACAATTATGAGACAATTGTTGGATAATATGTATCTAACAAATAATAACCGAGTCGCCATAATGGATGGTCAAGTTAATATTGATGATCTATTAACAAACAGACCTGGAGGAGTTGTTAGAACAAAACAACCACCACAATCAGTAATACAACCTTTACAATCACAGCCATTGAATCAACAGGCTATGCCATTGTTAGAATACTTGGATGTTGTTAGAGAACAAAGAACAGGTATCACAAGATACTCACAAGGTATGGATGCTGATTCATTAAATAAAACAGCAAGTGGAATTAACCAAATATTAACACAAGCTCAATTAAGAGTAGAACTTATTTGTAGAGTATTTGCTGAAACAGGTATTAAGGAACTATTTAATAAGCTATTAGAAGTTGTTATTAAATATGAAACGAAAGAAAAGATAATTCGTGTAAACGAACAGTATGTAACAATGATGCCTATGGAATGGGCAAACAAATGTAACATCAATGTTCAAGTAGGTTTAGGTACAGGTAGTAAAGAACAAGAACTAGTTATTTTGAATAACATTCTTGAAAGACAGCTACAAGCTATTAACTTACAAAAATCAGCAGCAGGACCAATGGTCAATCTTAGAAATGTACATAATACATTAACTAAATTAGTAGAAGCTGCTGGTCTTAAAAATGTTGAAACATACTTTACTGATCCAGTTATTGGTGCTGCACAAATGCCACCACCACAACCACCTCAACCTACAGAGTTTGAGAAGGTAACACTAGCTCAAGTACAAGGTGAAAATCAACGTAAGATACTTGATACTCAGATTAAAGAAAGAGAACTTGAGTTAAAAACACAAGAAATGATATTAAATTTTGAAACTAGAATCAAAGAACTAGAAGCCAAATATCAAATGTCTATTGACAGCAATGCAATAAAAAGAGAAAGTGAGTTACAAAAGAAAGAACCCACTAATCAATTAGGAGATATTGGTCAAGAAACTGTAAGACAGCAACAACAATTCTTTGATCCTAAAAATCAATAATGGATGAATATAAATTAAACAAAGAAATATCCAAAGGCTCTAGAGCCAAAACAATATTAGAAGACTCATTATTTATTGAGACCTTTGATACACTCAAAGATACCTATACAAATCAAATAATGAATACTTCCTATAAAGATTCAGAAGCACGAACTGCTATCTGGGTAGCCTATCATCAGTTAGATAAGGTCAGAGACCACCTAGCTGAAATAATGAATACAGGCAAACTTGCCTCTAAACAATTAGAGGAAATCAAAAAACTAAAATAGGAGGACTATATGTCTGATGCTGAACAGCAGCCAACCACAGTTAGTGGAGCTGCGGACACAATCAAGGGTTTGTTGAACCAATCAGCCGATAATCAACAAGCACCAACTGAGACCGAAACGGTTGCAGAAGAAACATCAATGCAAGTTAGCGATGAACCTGTTGAATCAACAGAAGAAACAGTTAATCCTAGCGACATTCCAAATAAAGACGCATTGTCGGAAGAAAGTACTGAAGTATCTGATGAAGAAACAAGTACACAAGAAATTTCTGAGGAACCTATATTCCCTGTCGTTATTGACGGACAAAAATATGAGGTTAACCAACAAGAACTTATAAATGGATATCAAAGACAAGCCGATTATTCACGAAAAACTGAAGAACTTTCTATTGAAAGAAGACAACAAGAAGATCAGTTAACTCGTGAAAGAGAGACCGTTCAAACGCAAATGGGTAATTTAATGCAACTAGAACAATCTCTAAGATCTCAACTTGATGCAGAAATGCAAAGTATAGATTTTGATAAAATGTATGAAGAAGATCCTGTACAAGCATCACGCTTACAGTATCAAATGCAGAAAAGGCAAAAAGACCTAGAAGCAGCTCAACAAAAAATCATGTCTACACAACAGCAAGAATATTCTAAATATGTTGCTGAACAAGAAAAACAGATGTTTTTAAAAATGCCTGAGATGAAAGATCCAGCTAAAGCTAGTGTTGTTAAAAATAACATGAAAGAGTATTTAGCTGATCAAGGATATCAGGCTCAAGAAATAGCTAGTTTAACAGATCATAGGATGTTGTTAGTTTTAAAAGATGCAATGGCTTATAGAAAACTGGTAAAATCAAAACCAGCTTTAACTAAAAAAGTTGCTGAAGCTCCAAAGGTTGTAAAACCTGGAATGGCTAAAACTAAGAATGAAAAATTACAAATTGCAAAGAATGAGCGTGTCAAACGTCTAAAGAAATCAGGTAGCTTAAGAGATGCTGCTGCTATCTTTAGAGAATCAATTAAAATCTAATAAAAGGAGCTTATAATGGCACAACCAAGTAATTTGTACGATACGTACGATACTACTGGTATTAGAGAGGATTTGGTCGACATAATTTATAATATTAGTCCATCAGAAACTCCAATACTTTCAGCAATTCCTAGAACTGCTGCAAAATCAACTAAACACGAATGGCAACTTGATAGTTTAGCTGCACCTGCTGCTAACGCTGTAATCGAGGGTGACGAAGCAACTGTTGATGCATTAACTGCAACTACAAGAGCTTTTAACTTTACTCAGATTATGGATAAAGTAGTAGCACTTTCTGGAACTCAATCAGCTGTAGACGCTGCTGGTAGAGCTGACGAAATGAGCTATCAAATCGCTAAGAAGTCGAAAGAGCTAAAAAAAGATATGGAATTTGCCCTTATTAAAGGACAGGTTCAAGCTGCTGGTGACGCATCAAACGCTAGAAAATTAGGATCAATCCCTACATGGATTAAAACTAATGGTGATGCAGGATCTGGTGGAGCTTTATCTACTGGCTCTGGTACTGACTTACCTAACTCTGGTACTGACAGAGACCTTACTGAAACAATCCTAAAGACTGTTATCAAAGAGGTTTATGAGTCTGGCGGAGAAATGGATATGCTAGTTGTTCCACCATCTGTGAAACAAACTATATCTGGTTTTAACGCTAACACTACTAGATTTGGACAAGCTGACGCTAGAGTAGAGTATGCTGCAATTGATGTATACTCATCTGACTTCGGTGATGTTCAAGTTGTACCTAACAGGGTTATGGCAACAACAAGTGAGAGTAATGCTTTCCTTATCCAAAGAGATATGATGGCAACATCTTACTTGAGAGATTTCCAAATTGACGAACTTGCAAAAACTGGCGACAGTCAGAAAATGCAACTTCTTGCAGAGTGGACTCTTGAAATGAGAAACGAAGCCGCACACGGTATTCTTCTCGACATTAACCAATAATCTAAGTGAGGGAGCTTCGGCTCCCTCTTTAGAATCATTCTAAGGAACATTATGTATTATAAATTAACAGGAACTGTACAGAAAGTAGACTACACAGCTAGTGCTGCAAATAGCTCTGCTATATCTGGACAATGCAGATATGTAAGATTGTATGCAACAACTGATTGTCATATATCAATTAGCAATCCTGCTGTAACAGCAACTGCTGCTATGACACCATTGGCTGCAAAAGACTTTGAATATTATAAAGTTTCACCAGGCAATATTATATCTGTAATTAGATCTTCTGGTAACGGTTCATTATATATTTCAGAATTATCGGAGTAACCATGACTGATTATAAAGCACCCACTACATTTAAAATTGGAACTACACAAACTGTAGCTGTTGGCAGCTCAAGTGCTGCAACATCCAATGCTTTAAATGCACAAACAAGAGAAATAAGAATAGTAACAACTGTTGATGCTTATGTAGAAATGAACGCAGCTTCACCTACAGCAACATCATCTAGCATTATCGTTCCTGCATTTACACCAGAATATTTTAGAGTTACTCCTGCAACTAAAGTTGCTGTATTAAGAGTAGGTTCTACTGATGGTACTGCAAGAGTTTCAGAACTTGCACAATGATTGCTACTAGGTTTTCTCATAGAGGACAAGATAGATATCGAGATAGAAGAACAGATACTCCTAATGATAATATTAAATTAGAAGATGGAACATATTTGCTTATCCAAGCAGGTGATAATATTAAAATAGAACAGGCAGTAGGTACTGTCTTTAGTGGTAGACCAATACCTAACTAATGGCTCGTAAAGCTAAAAGTTATATTGAACATGAATCTGGACCAAAGAAAAGAACTTCTATTGGACAGAGTGTAAGGTCAAGACCAAAGAATAAACATAAAAGAAGAAATTTTAAAAGATATAGAGGTCAGGGTAAATGACTTTTAAAGAGCTAGTAGAGCTTTTGAAGAAAAAAGAAAAACAAAATAAAAAAAGGGTAAAGAATGGCAGATAGTAAGATTAGTGAATTGACAGCATTATCTACACCAGCTGATGATGATGTATTTGCAATTGTAGATACAGATGCAGGTCAAACAAAAAAGATAACAGCAGCTAATGTAAAATCGTATGCAGGTTCAAGCACTGAAGCAGTACAAGATATTGTTGGTGCTATGTTTAGTAGTAATACTGAAACTGATATTACTGCAACATATGAAGATGCTGATGGCACTATTGATTTAGTTGTTGGTGTATCTGCTGGTAATTTACCTACAGGAATAGATGCTGCTAAAATAGGAGATGGGTCTGTATCTAATACAGAGTTTCAAAGACTTGATGGTGTATCAAGTGATATACAAACACAGCTTGATGGTAAACAAGCATCACTAACATTCGGTATTGGTAACACAAATG